TTTTTATGGAATCCGAAACTAAAGAAGAAGTAACGCAGCGGGACTTTTTGTCCGACTTACGGGGCAGTTATGCCAGTGTGCTCATAGCGGCTGAGTATTGGCGTAAGCGGAAGTACCGTGTGACGCTTCAGCCCAATGAGGAATGCCCCAAGGGCGGCAACTGGAAGGACTTCGTGGATGACTGCGATTTGACTCTCAGTATCCCCATAGAGGTGAAGCAGAGTAGCAAGCCGTGGTGTGGAGAACTTGATTATCCGTTCCCCCAAGTTCGGGTGATGGCAAAGCACGCATGGGACGGTAAAGACCCGAAGCCTCACTTGGTAATGATCATGGATTCGGAGGCTCAAGCGGCGGTAATCGTACCCGGTGATAGCTTTCCGACTTGGATTGAGCGCTACCAGACGGACGGACGGGACGGTAGGACTCAATGGGTGTATGACTGTCCCAAGCGTAAATGCGAGTGGATCACTTTATGACGAGCAACACGAAGCGCAGGGGTAGTCAGTACGAAGCGGCATTCATCGTTGAGTCACTGAGGAAAGAGTTGGACGTCTTGGAGAGTTACGGGGATTATATGCCTTATGACGTAGTGGTGCAGAACACGGAGGGTAGATTTATTCGTGTGCAAGTAAAAGGCACGAACAGTCGGATCAAGGGCAAGCCGGGTTACAAGATATTGGCGGCTGGCGGAAATTTAAAGAAGGTCGCCTTGAGTCCCGCAGAAGTGGACGTATTGGCGGCATACGTTGAGCCGGAGGACACGTGGTACTTAGTTCCCGTGGTAAAGCTCAATGGCAACATGAGTGTATATTTGAACCCAAACACAAAACTCAACGGGAGGTATGAAGTATGGAAAGAAGCATGGAACGTATTCCAAAACGGAGGGATACCGGGGTGACGCATCCATTGTCCATAGAACCCGATGATGATTGGTTGTGCGATGAGTATTGGGGAGATCCGGAGGAGGAGGAGGAGGAGAAGAAACGTACGCAATCCCGTACGGATGAACGTAAAGCGGTAAAGATCGGTAGGATACTACAAAGCTATGGACACACCCAAAGAGACGAAACCAAAGAGCAGAGGGACGGATGGAACTGCATATGATAATATTTTGGTTAAGCGTAACATGGATGGCGTGGACGCTATGCAAGGGATTGAGACACTAACGGCATTGGCACTAGCGGAATACTGGGATGCCCCAAATGGAGAAAAAAATATGGATGACGATGATTACGACTGCGAAAACGAAAACATTGTGGCAAAGCGGAGTGCTGCCGGATGGGTGCTATGTACCACATGCGGTGTGGACGTCCACGATGAAGACATTGCGGAAGGAACCGGCTGTGATTGCACCGATGTTTGACGGAGAAAAGTGCATGGCATCGTTCCACGCTTACGACGTGGACACGGTATTGCGCTACGGCATGTCGGCGGAAGTGCTGGAACAAATAGATGACTTCCGCCAGTGGTTACGAAACATCGTAAAGCACGGTGGCCCTGAGACGAACGGCAAATTAGTTTACCACGAGGAGACCGCAATCAGGATTTGGGAAGCCTTCAATGGAAAAGTCTCCGACCACAATTAAGGGATGGAGTGCTTATCACTGGATAAAGTACGGGAGGTGTTTACCGACTACCGCTGCGAAGGATTACAAGTCCACTGTATTAAAGATCGGGCCAACACCATTACAATTAAGCCCGGAAACTTTGGAACGGATACGCACCGCTGGCTCGTTGGAAATGAAGAAGTCCCGGCGGCAACGCTTGAAGCGGCGTTAGTGGTGGCGTGTGAGGTGGTGAACCGTGGCTAGTATTACCTATGCAGATGAAATAAACCCGTACTTTGGCATACCGTGGCCCGAAGGTCAGTTGAGGTACGACAAGGGAACTTTGGTATGCGCTCTCAGCGATTACGAGGTAGACGAGCTAACGGAGCGAGATCCGCAACAGGCTGAGACTTTAACCAGGTTATTGCTAGACCAACCCAAGGCAGAGAAGGACGACCCCATAGCATGGGGATGGACTCTACCCTCGTGGCGCAGGGTAATGGAGAATTGGAACGACACCAAACTACACATCATTCTTGGCGGTAATCGTAGCAGTAAGTCCGTTTTTGCATCCCGTATGCTTATGCACATGGCAATGCAGATACCCGAAGCTGAGTTACGCTCCATGCACATTAGTGAGGAGCGTAGTATATCGGATGCCCAGAAGTATATGCACGCCGCTCTTCCCATGCGTTACAAGCGTGGAAAGAAGAAGAGCGAAAACCACAGTCTGCTCTACTCACAGAAGAACGGGTACAGCGACAACAAGATGATTTTGCCACCCACTGACGAAACCGTGGAGCGTGGAAGCACGGTATACTTCAACAACTATCGCCAGTATATGGCGGATGCCCAAATCTTTGAGGGTTGGAACGCTCACTGTATTGCATGTGACGAAGAAATCAGTGAGAGTATTTTCAACACCCTGCTCGCTCGCCTTACCGACTTTCACGGCAGGTTAATTTTAACCTTCACCACCCTACAGGGATGGACACCATTGATAAACACGCTCCTAAAGGGCGCTGAAGTGGTGGAGAAACGGTACAGCAAGCTAATTGGGAGAGACCTCCCCGTGGAGCAGATAAGCTCCAATTGGCCTGACTGCCGCATATACAACTGGTGGAGTGAAGACAGTCCGTTCATTGACTCAGGTGAGCTTATCCGCACTTACTCCAAGCAACCTCTGGAGGTAAAGCTTGCCAGACTATTCGGCATACCCAGCAAGAGCTTCCACGGCAGATTCCCAAAATTCAACAGAGAAGTTAACGTAGTACCGCACGATCAAATACCCTTCATTAAAGACCCCACCCTGAATGTCACCCGATACTTTTCCTGCGACCCCGGTGGAAGCAAGCCGTGGGTAGCCATATGGGCGGGAGTGATGGACAATGGACACATCTACATCTACCGCGAGTTCCCCGATCAGACGATGGGCGTATGGGCATTGCCCCACGTCAATGGGGCGGGACGATCCACGGGCAAACCCGGCCCTGCGCAGAAGCCTCTGGGTTGGGGATATGCGGACTACTCCAACTACTTCAAAGACCAGGAAGAGGGAGAGGAAATATTTGAGCGCATAGTAGACCCACGGATGGGAGCGGCTACGGTGCGTACCAAAGAAGGTACGAGTAACATCATAAACAGCATGACGGACTTGGGGTTCGTGTTTCGGGCAGCACCCGGTCAGGAGATAGAGAGCGGGTGCGCGGCTATTAACGACTTACTTAGTTGGGACGAGGCAGATCCGCTAACGGAGAAGAATTGCCCGAAGCTTTACGTAAGTGACCAATGCGACAATACCATCAGTAGCCTCATGGAATACACGGGTACGGGAGGATCGGCGGAACACTTCAAGGACTTCCCTGACTGTATCCGGTATCTCGTTACCAGCGGCGCGGAACACGTCACGCACAACATGCTTCAAACCACCGGTGGTGGTGGATATTAGTTGACGCTTACCGAGTCTGCTCGTAGTTTTGCAATGCAAACTATGGATGCAAGCGACCCAGAACTCTTGTACGCTAGTAAAGAACCGGATGTAGACTACCTCATCCAAGCGTACCAGACTACACAGAGTGATCTTGGCGAATGGCTAGACCGCCGCCAGAGAGACTGGGATGTGCGGAACTGCCAATGGGCGGGTAAATCCAGTGACTTTAAGAAGCACACTTCATTAACTTCCACCGGCGAGGTATTTCCTTGGGACGGGGCAAGCGACCAAGAAGTGCGCCTAGCGGACGAACTGATCGGGTGCAGGGTGGCAATGTGCATGAATGCCATACGCCGCGCTCACATAGTGGCTACGCCTACGGAAAGTAACGACGTGGCTAGAGCCTCAGTAATAAGTAACTTCCTGCGATGGTTAATTCAATCTCGCATGGATGAATTTTACTCCCAGTGCGAACTTTCGTTGAATCACCTTTTTGAAAAGGGGTTGGCGGTAACTTACGTTTATTGGGACTCCCACGACCTGAAGCAACAGCAGTCCATAAAGATGGATGAGATTGCCCAAGCTATGCCGGAAATTGCGCAAGTAATAGCTGACGGCTCAATGGATGCTCAGATCGTGGAGTTGCTCAAAGAGAACTTTAAGGTGAGCAAGAGTAAGGGTAAGGCCATGCTCAGAGAATTGCGCAAGGACGGAGAGACCACGGTACCCGTAACGCGACAGGTTATAAACCAACCGCGCATTAAGGCTTTAAGCCCGGACGAAGACGTATTTTTTCCCTCGTGGACAATTGATCCACAGCAAGCTCCG